TGCGGTAGTGGCACGAAGTTACGGACTTCGCGTCCACCGGAATAATACTGCTTGAGGTTAACCTGCCCTTCAATCAGGGGGGTAAGCTCACCAGCAGTAAAGTCCGAAAGGAAAGACGTCGTACGAGCCATTGTTACCACCTACGGGCGTCGATGAAACCTGTGGCCTTGACATTCTGCTGCAAGGCACCTGCATAGGTCTCGAAAGCGTTGTTGGACTTTGCCGTTGCGATAGCTTCCTTGAATTCCATGTGGAGTTCTTCGTAGCGCGATCGGTTTGAAATGAGAGGCATACACAACTTCTTGGCAAGCGCGATCGCTAAGGCATCCACGAAAAGTGCATCGAATTCAATCGGGTTAGCGATAGCCCAGATATACAGGCCGTAGAACTCACTTTCATTGGAGTAGATCATGGGGCCTACTTTCATGAAGGGAACCTGCAAAAGAGCCGGCCTGACGAATTTCAAGCAGTCTGCAGGTAACCGAAAAATACTGGTAAAGTCGTACAGGGGAGTCCCCACGACTTTCGCGAACTTAGCTTGCTTGAGAGCAAAGCTCCAGGGATGTTTACGAAGCAGCTTGTTCCGCTCAACTTCATAAAACTGCTTACACAGCCGCGCAGCCTTAGTATTATCGTCCAGGCTAATCATGGCCTTAGTCTGGCCGAGAAGCGCGAGAGCCTCTTTGCAGATAGATACTTCGGAATACATCCCTGGAGCCCCTTTTAGTCGGTGGAGTAGGCCAGGTAACCGCGGACCACCGTGCCAGCCGGCAGCGGGGTAGTGAGGGTCATGATGACCTCAACAGGCGCGATTGCCCGAACCTTCGCCTTGTCCAGGCTACCCAAAAGGGTCTGGACAGTTTTCAGATCTTTGGTTTCCACGAGCGCGGCAGCTTCAGCCTTGAGGCGCTCGCCGAGAGGTTCCTGGCGCTCTCCAAGGCCCACATAGAACTTGCAGTCCGTGGGCACTTTGGAGACCTCGATCATACTCAGGTGACCGAGGAAGAGGCTGTGCCCCGCGGGCAGGCGACCGATCAGGAGAGAGTCGGCCGTCTGCCCTTTGGGGACAGTGCACTCAACGCGCAGGATACGCACTTTGCCGGAGATGTCGCAGGCATCCAGGTCCAGCGCACGGCCAGCACCGGCAGCAATGTACTTATTGCTGACGGGGGCGAGCACTTTCTTTTCTGCCTTGGTCTTCTCAGCCATGTGTGACTCCTGTGCTAAAGGTTAGGAATTAGGCCGGCTCGTTGCAGTCGATCTGCACGACCTTGGATTCTTCCATGCGGGTGGCGCCGAGCATCTGCTTGACGTAGACCTGGACGCCGTAGTTCTTGTCGGGCCGGCGGTCGACCTTGACGTCGATTTCTTCGGCCGTGGACATCAGGATACCATTTTCGATCCAAGCCACGCAGTGGCGGGTGGTCGTGGTGTTGGCGACCAGTTCGAGACGAATGAACTTGAAGCCCATGAAGGTATCGACGTCGCCGTTGACGAGGGCCTTGACGTTGTTGTAGTCGGAGCTGGTGACCTCGGTGGTACCGAGCAGGTTGTCGATCTGCTCCGCGGTGCAAGCGAGGAAACGCTTGTTGTTGCCCAGGGCACCGGCTTCGTTCTGATCCAGGATCATCTTGGCACGGCGCAGCTTGAGCACGGTCAGGCCCAGGGGAGTACCGCCGGCGCCGCCGTCGAAGTCGACAGCGATCTTCTGGGAGGCGGGCAGGGCGACCGTGGTGGAGCCTGTCTTGTCGGTGTACGCGTCGCCGAGGGCAGCGGCCAGGATGATCTGGTCCTTCTTGCGGCCGGCGGACATGACAGCGTTGACAGCGTAGGGGGACTGCGGGTCGGTCAGCAACTGGGCCCGGTCTTTCCAGTCAATCATATCAGCGAAAGTGAACGGGGTCAGTCCGACACGACGGCGTGCGTGCGGGGTGTTGGACAGGGCGGTGTCAACGTGACGACCGGTCAGTTCGGTCATCTCGACAGCGCCAATCTGATCGAAGAACTGGAATTCACCCTGCTGGGTTTCACGACGGACGCAACCTTCCAGGCGCGAATGGGGCTGCTGAGACAGCAGCTGGATGTTCGCGTTGTACTGGTTAACGAAATGGGTTTCAACCTGGTTGGACATTTGATGTCTCCTTCAACCTACTCAGGGTAGCGCTCTTTCATGAGTTTCTTAACTTTTTCCACAGCCTGTTTGTGCCCGGCCTTCGACTTGTCCAAGTATGCGGGGTCGTTCAGGGCGCTGTTAAGCTCCTCGTCCAGTTGTGCCAGCGTCTGAGCGGGCGCCTTATCGAGGGAGACTTCTTCGGCGATGAAAGGATGGACCTTGTTGAGGAAGCGAACCAGGGCAGTATGGTTGCCAAGGCCCGTTTCGTCCAGAGTGGTCTTCAGCGATTCGTCGCCAAAAGTATTGAGAACATGCGCGGCATTGCCCAGGACAGCCTGGAGGTTGTCCCCGTGTTCTTTCTGCAGAATCACGAGAGCCTCATTCTTGGCTTTCCCGGTGGCCTCATTCAGGAGAGTCAGATTGCCATTCTGATACTCCACATAGTCGTCGAACAGGCCCTTAACCTGCGCACGCGTCAAGTTGTGCTTCAACGCGGATTTTCCGAACCAGTCCAAGTCGCTCTCGAACATCGCTCGGTACTGTTCCGAGGTATCCTTGGGCAAGGCCAGTTCGTACTCTTCCACGGTTTCCGGAGCCCCGAGGCGCTTCATCACTGCAGCGAGTTCCTCATCAGTTTCCGGCATGGGAATCTTTTCCCGACCGATCAGCTTTTCAGCATGGACATAACCCTTAGCCAGGTCCTTCAGGTCCTTGAACTTGTCCAAGGTTTCCAGGCCCTCGAAGTCATCCCCGAGAGTCTTTTTCCAGTCTGCCTGACTGATCGTTTCAGTTTCTACCGGCTTGGTTTCCACCGTAACTTCAGTAGTCTCAGTAGTCTCGGTAGTTTCGGTAGTTTCGGTGGTCTCAGTGACCGGGGGTTTGGCAGCATCCGTCAGGATGGTGCCGGCAGCCTCAGTGGTCTCAGTGGTCTCAGTGGTCTCAGTAGTCTGAGTGGCGTCGCCTTCAGGCATTAGTTTATCCTCTCTTAGGGACTAATGTTGTCTGTTCTGGCGGAGTGTTGATGAGGTCTCGAATCCTCAGTATAACATTCCGTTCACCCTCTCGCAGAGCCATCAGCAACGGGTCGCTGCTGAATGTGGAGCTCTCGAAGTGGTGAGCCCTTGCCATATCCTTCAAGACAACTTGTCCCGAAGGGCTTGCGAATACGTCCAGGTAGGCCTGGTGCACTTCTTGCGCTAATTCAGCCCCTTTCTTCATTGCCTGATCTCCGAGGCTGTCGCAGCCGCTGTCGCCAGATTCGCAGCGCCCTGGCCGCCATCACGCAGCATCTGAGCCTCTGCCATCGCCTGGTTCTGTTGGCTGCGTTCCTGACGAATCGCGTCACGCTTGTTCGGCGAGTTGTAGAACCTCTTGGTCACGGAAAATACTTCGCCGACACCATGGGCAATCTCGTCCTTATCAAAGTTGTCCATCATGGTCGGATCCATAGCCAGGAAAGGTTCCAGGACTTGCATGACACGAGTCAGGTTGTTTGCTTGCAGCTGGTCCTGAGCACGAGCCATTGGGGTCGTGTAGATAACCTTCAGGACGTTACCGGCGTTAAGCAAGCGCTCCGGAACTTCCGGGAACTTACCCATACGAAGCAGGATGCGGAAGCATCGCTGAATCATAGGACCGAGCAGCTCAGTTTGCAGTCGCCCAACCAGAGGGCCAAGCATACGCATCTGCTGTTCCACGCGCTGCATAACTTCAGTAGCCGTCATCTGCGGACCGATGTTCAACTGCAGCTGAGAAATGTAGAAAGCATCCCAGATACGCTTCCGGACACCCGCAGCAAGCTCTTCACCGAGCTCAGGACTCGAACCCGTATCCAAAGGCTCGATGCGTTCCTGAATGCCGGACTGATAGAAGTTCACTGCGCCCGGGCGAGTATCGAGGACCGACAAAAAGCCATCATCAGGCATCATGACCGGGGGATCAATTCGCTTCTGAGCTCCAGACAAAGTGGTCTGGTAAATTTCCTGAAGCATCTTGACGTCGGACAGAGCTGCAAATCCAGGTCCTCGCCCGTAAGTCTCATTCGAGGCCTTGTAGAATCGAGCCACCGCGAAAGGCCTCTCGTAGTAGCCAGTCTGACGGAGAACTTTCTTGGACTTGTTCTCAACGTACACACTGAGATACTCGAACTTCTTGAAACCGTGAGGGGCAGGGAAACCGGCAGCCTCGTCCACGGGGCGGATGACGTGGAGGATTTCAAACTCAGCGTCTCCCTTTTTGTCCTCAATAGCCTTAAGGACTTCTTCCGGGCACGCATTCTTGCCGAACTCGCTTACCATATCCACTGCAGTACGCTTGTACTTACGGAGGACACGGTTTACGATGTTAGCCCGGTTTTCCTGGAAGCACGTTTCGGTCAGCGGCAGGCTCTGGAAGAACAGCGACCGAGAGAACTCCGGGTGCTCTGTGATAAGGAGCTGGCAGTTACCGAATGCACCATACTCCAGGTAACACTCATTGAGTGCTGCCGTAAAGTTGGTGTGGGGCAACTGCATCTCAAAGTTCATGATCTCCGTAACTTCCTGGAGCCACTTAGCGACAACATAGTCATCGTTCAGGAGTTTGTCGTCCGTGGAGAGTTCGAAGAACGGCTGCGAAGGGTTGGTAAGCAACGAGAAGAGACCGGCAGCGAGCTGCTGGTTAGCTTGCTCACCCGTGCCATCAAAAATGCGCCAGCGCTTGTTTTCACCCCGATAGCCGTGCCTGATAAAGGTGGCTTCGATAGGATGAATCAGCTCAGCGGCTTCTTGCCAGAACCACTCAAAATTGGACCGAGACCCCTTCGCGCGGTCATAGTCCATGAAGAGTTGTTCTACAGCCTCTTTCGTCAGTGCCATGCTTAACTCCCGAGAGTTGTCTTCAGAGTCTTGACTGCCGTCGTGACACCATCACCCTCAGTAAGGAGAGTGCCTGCACGACCGCGTCGCTGCTTCTCTTCACGCTCGAGACGAAGTCGTTCCGTCTTAGCAGCCTCTGCCTCAAGCCTTTCCGCCTCTGCACGCTGGCGAGCCAGTTCGGCTTCCTGTGCAGAAGTATCAGCGCGTTTGCCGCCGCCTCCACCCATGTTATTCTCCTTTCAAAGGTTTCAGATCGTAGAAAGATACCAGTGCGTCTTCGAGTCCACCATCATACAGCTTAACAGCTTCAGGGATGGTCCCGAGTATTTGAAACCCCCGACGCTTTAGAGCCCGGATAGCGAGCTTCAGGTGCGCCGGAGTTCGCCCGCACAGACCGGTAAGATGCGTGTTCTTAGCCAGGTACTCGAGAGCGACCAGGGCAACTTCATTCGCGTTGCCCCAGCAAATCTTAAAAGTCCAGTAATGAAAGAATGCCACATTTCCGGATATCTCAGAAACCCAGATACAGGCCGCTGGCTTGTCGTCTTTGTAGATAAAGCCGCCGAAAATAAGGCCAGACCGAATATACTCTAAAAAGTCCCACGGAGTCTCGATCAAACCATCATAAAAGACTTGGCGCTTGGTACCTTCCTGGTCCATGCGACAGAACATCTCGATGACATGCTCGTCGCTCACGTCCGTAAAGCGTTTTACTTCGTAGGTCATCGGCGCTCCAGGGGGTTATAGCCCACAATACTGCGTCTCTCGAGATTTTGCATCGCTATCCGGTTATCTGTCATGGGATTGTACTTGGTGCCAATCGCCATGGTCTCTTTAACCAAATGGGGATTCTTCGGTGCAACGCGCAAACTCTGAGCAGCCATACGTACTGCATCAGCATAGTGCGACGACCAGTCATGGACGGGCTGCCGCTGCAAAATCTTGTGCTTGTCACTGTACTCGCTGTGATAGTGGATCAGAGCTTCAACCAGGTCATCACACTTATCTTTATCGAAGTAACAGCGAGGTAAAATCTGACGCACAGCGTTAATACCATCTTCGATGGCGGCCTTAGGGATAACACGGATGCGATCAAGACCAAGGCCCCGTAAAGTCCGCAGACGAGAGTAACCGGTGGATAGCTCGCGTACTTGAACGTCGTGAGGAAGTGCATGATATCCATAAACATAGGGCTTCTCTTTCAAGACCTTCACGTAGTGCGCGAGGCCCTGAGAGTAATTGGAGTAACAGTCTATGAACCGCACTTCCTGACCGTGGGTCTGGAAAAACACGATCGTCGTATTGTCAGACATACCCAGGTCCCATGCCGTATGCACCTCGAGCATCGGGTCATAGGGGACACACTGGATATGAGACTGCGCCTGAATCAGGTCGCCGTAGTAAGAGCCCAGGATGGACGCATCAAACGAGCAGTAGAACTCCTGCTGAATCAGGGGCTCAGGCATGCCATCGTCACGTTCACTCTGAATCTGCTCCGGAGTCATAACGCCAGTGTCATCAACCGTCAGAGTTTCACAATACCACTTCGGATCGTTGAGGGCCTTCTTGTACATGTCATACAAGTGGTTGCGGCCACGAGGAGTCCCGTTGAAAAATGCCCAGCCGTCGTTCTCAATCAGGATGGGACGGAGATAATCCCACGCCTGGGGTTTATGGAGCGAAAACTCCGAGAAGAGAACGCCGACTGGGTTGGACCCCACGATAGAGTCAATGTTATCCGAGCCGAGGAATCGGATCATTGAACCATTATACAGCTCAATCGTCATCTTCTGGTTGTCGATGCGTTTTTGGAGCTGCGGAGGAATATGATCGCGGGTCCGAAAGCCATCCTTATCGTACGACTCCCAAATAACAATTCGGGCCTGTGCGTAGAAAGGCAAAATATAGAAATACGTGCCAACCCTCTGAACCGCTTCGCGTGCGAGGATGTTCATAAAGGTTTTGTCTTTACCGGCCCGGCGATGCCAAACTGTAACCCCACGCTTGAAGCCCTGCGGAATTGCGTTATACAGATTCTGTTGGTACCCTCGCGGGGTAAAGTTATAGGGGATGGTAACTACTTTAGACATGTTTCCAAGTATTCCGATTAAGGACTTTATTTATGGTGCCTTTAGTAACCCCATATTTGTCAGCCAAAGCATAACTCGATTCTGCGGGGTCTAAAGGATTCCTGGCTCGGATCTCTAAAACCTGTTCTTTTGTAAGCTTAATTCGTCCACCTTTGTGCCGGCCTTTATGAACGCAGTCCATCATGTTTTCGCTTTGCGTGCATATGAAAAGATGTGATATTTCATGGCAAGCCCGATTATCACATATATGTGCTACAACCATTCCTTCAGGGATAGGACCATTATATTTTTCCCATTCTTGGCGATGTACTAAATCAGAGCCTTCAGGATTCCATTGCTGCCCATACCCACTATTGGTTTTAGCGCCAGTCCATATTTTGCAAGGGATAGTAGCCATTAGTTCACCTGTTGCATGATCTGGATGGTGAACCCTTTGTCGTCGGCGTCGCCAGCGGTCTGCAGGGTCAGGAAATTGTTATGGTTGATTAGGCCTTGGAAAGCTTTGACCAAGTTGGAGAGGCGATTGCAGGCCTTCTCGTCAGCGGGGTCAACGCTCATTGCAGCCAGAGTCAACTTGGAGAGGAGGACGGCTTCACACTTGGCAAAGGTGGGGAACAAAGCCCTCTGCTTAACCAGGCTCGCGCCGACCAAGTGAGCCTTGGTGGCGGCGGTAAAGGCTTCGAGCCCGTCCTCCTCCCCTTCGGCTTTCTGTACGGCGGGAACCAAGGAGTCCAGATTCCCAGCTTTCCAGTTACCTTCTTTGGCGGCCTGTTCTACAAGGCCAGGGGAAAGACAAGGGAGCTCCTCAGCTATGTCAGTAGGAGACATGCCGAGGACCTCGAACTGGAAGCGCACGTACGTCCAGTCTATCCGTGTTTCGTTTGTTGATTCCATACCTTCTTATTATCATGTTTCGCTGGGAAAGTAAACGAAAACAGTCTACATTTTTTGTAGGCTAAATTTGAGTTTTAAGGAGTTTTTATTTTCGAGCCTAGCTATTTAGCTTAATCTAAAATAAAAACTCATTCTGGATAGAGTTATGGAGAGATTCTAGCTATCGTGGCTCGGGTTTCCGTCTTATATGGTAATGAGCCAATCTACAAAATTTGTAGGGATAGGGTAAGCCTCCCAAAAGTTACACCTGGATTGAATTAGCTTCCTACAAATTTTGTAGGGATAGGGTAAGCCTCCA